TTTCATGCCACTTTTGATTGCTTTCATCCTGCTGCTGCATTACGAAACCGAGATAGCCACTGAGTGCCGGGCCAAAAGTAGAAACGGCTACTTCCTTCAGTTTTTCCCACTCAGCGGCAAGATCTTTGGTGGCCTTATGCATCCGCTCCATCTTCTGGATGTCCACTTCCGTATAGACGGCGGCCTTCGACTTAGCCTCCTCCATCGACGCCGCCAGATCGTTCATCACCGGAATCAGCGTTTGACCGGCCTTGCCGAAGAGCTGCGTTGCGAGCGCGTTTTTCTGGATCCCATCCGGCATGTCTTTGAACTTGTCAGAGACCATCGCCAACACGGCGTACAGGTCGTTCCCCTTGGCAGCCAGATCAGCCTCGGTGATGCCGAGCCCGGCAAAAGACTTCAACGCCGCCTGGCCACCGTTGCCGGCCTCATAGGCCTCAGTAGAGAGCTTCTTGAAACCCTTCGCCAGCGCCTCAAATTCGATACCATTCTCACTCGCAACAAATTTGAGCTTAGAAAGCGTTTCAACCGAGATGCCGGTCTGCTGATTCATGTGACCGATCTCGACGCCGGTCTCCATGGTGCCCTTGAACATCTCCTTCAAACCCTCAATAGCTGCAGGGATGGCGAGCAGACCGCCGAAGCCTGCCATCTCGAGGCCACCCTTGATCTTCTCGCCCATTTCGCGCTGGGCATTCAGTTCTTCCTGGGCAAGCGCCGCCGCCTTAATTGCGCGAGTTTCAATATCCTGCCTAAGCGCAGCCAGTTCCTTGGCGCGAGCAAGCTGCTGCTCCTTCGCAAGGCGCTTGTCCTGCGCCGCCAGCTCCCTGTCCCAGGCGGCTCGGGCGCGCTCCATAGCCCTCGCCTGGGCCGCAGCGACCTTGTCGGCCACATCGCCGCCCAGCTTGACCTTCGCCGCTGCCTGCGTGGCCGCTTCGCCGGTCGCCTTCAGATCCTTCTGTATCTTGGCGATCTGCGAATCAAAGTTACGCGAGTCGGCGGCAAACTGCGCGGTTACCGCACCCATGACAGCAGTGCCCATCAGCTTACCGCCTTTCTCAATACCGCCCAGGCCGTTTCAGCAAACTCCTGCAGCGCGGCTCGCCTGCTGCCGTCATATGCCGGCCTCAGGAACGGGTGAGCGGGGACATGCATTACAGCGCGCCCTGCGCCGCTGCGTTTACGCTTGCCATTGGTCCAAGGCAGCTGGCCACCCTTGACCAGCAGATGCCCCCGCTCCACCCACAGGGCGACATGCGAGGTGCGCTTGCCGGGACCAATGAAAGCGGTGATCAGCCCATCCTTGTTTTTCTCCACGCGCGTGGAGATATCGGCCTTGAGCGCGCCCGGCTCAAGAGCCGTGCTATGCGCCGTCTTCTCATCGAGAACCGGAGCTTCAGAGCGCATGGCATCGCGGATGACATTGCCGCCGGCCGTTACACCCTGGCGCGCGGCCTCACCCTCAGCCGCTTCCCTCATCAGCTTCAGCTTGCCCTGGAGCTGCTCCAGCCCATCCATCTTGAGGCTCATCGACATTCAGCTTCTCCCGCTTCAAGTTGGCTGGATGATTGGCGACCATTTCCATGGCCCACATGCGAACCAAATCGGCCCGCGCGGCTGCCCCCTCCGTCGAGGCCTGCGCCGAGGTTTCCGGAGCATCAAAGCCAAGATCGGAGAGTGTAACGTCATCTTTAGGCCGATAGAAGCTGCCATTGACTACGGCGCAGATAACGTGGCCGAAGAGACGAGCCTCATCCTCTCGCGCGTTTGCGTGGCATTCGTAAAGAGCGTGAAAATCCTTGAGAGACAGCCGGCCTAATTCAACGAGGGAGAGCCCGAGGTGGTAGCGCGCGATGCTGCGGGAGTGCCGCCACCACGCCGCGCCCGTCGGGCTTTCCGAGGGTTTGGTTTTGGTGCCTCTTTCACAGGAGTCGGCACAAAGAGAGACCACGCTTTAAACGTGCCCACGGCCAGGTCCCGCATGCTGCGCGGCGTAAACCAGGACTTGACGAAATCCGACTCGATCTTAGGCTCATAGCGCAGCAGGCCACACCAGAGCAGGACCGCGAGCCGCATGGGCTGCAGGCCGACGCCCTCAATGGCAGGGTTGACGCCGAAGATGAGATAGAACATTTCGATGGCGTCGAGATCGTAAAAGATGCGGTAAGTGCGGCCTTCAACAGTGATGCTGGCCTTCTCATTCGGTTCGTCGAATTCGAAGAGGAACTTCGGGGAATCGGACATGTTTTCTCCAATAAAAAGGGCCGCCCGGAGGCGACCCTTCAGTTCAATTCTTAAAGAGTCAGGCTTTGCCGGCCATTTGCGGCAACAAGGGATCCGTTGATACTGGCAGCAGTTTCCGTTCACCAGCAGCAGCCCAGGCCAAAGCGACGACCCAGCCAATGAACGTCCAGCCGAGAAAGATGTTGACGATCACGATGCCAGCGCCAGCCTTGCACCCGCGGACACCCGCAACGAGGGTCGGCAGGAAGTAGATAACCGCAGCCGCCAAAATCAGAAGCAGCCCTGGAATCATGTCAGCCTGGATGCCAGCCTGCGATGCCATCACGCCAACGGCCACGATGCCCACAGCCAGAACGCCGGTAACGACGAGGAAGATTTTGAAACCGTTGCTCATAATGCACTCCAAGGCCGCCAGTATAGCACGGCTTTCAACGCGGCTCGGTAATCAAATGATGATCGAGTACGCTGGCGCGATCGACAAGCTTCATATCCCGACTTTGAGCTTCCCCAGTATCCGCGTCGACCTGCGTGACGATATTCCTTATCCAGGCGCTGGGGTAGCCGTAGCCCTGGCGCAGGTAATATGTTTTGCCAGCCTCGAGGTTGATAACGATCAAATCCGACTTCGAATTAGAACGAAACTCATGCTTACCTTCCGGCAGCTCCGCAACCGCACGTCGCCGCGGATCGATAATGACCGCCTTGACGCCATCAATCCACACCGAGGCACTGTCAAGGTGCGTTGAGACGGCCGCATATTTAGGCCGGTAAAAAACGACACGCGCGGTGGACTGCGCAAATACGCCGCACGCTGCAAAAAAGAGAAGTGCGAAGAGCAACGAACGCTTTACCATGACCCCTCCAGGGCAGCCAGTATAACAGCGGCCCTGGAAGCGTTACCGCAAACCGCGGCTATTTTCCGTTAGCTGCCTTCCGTGTAAGTGGGTGCGACGGAGCCATCCACCTGTAGCGCGGCGGAATAGGGGACGGGCTTGCCAGGTTCAGCCTTGCCCATGGCGAACTCCATAACATGGGCGCTGAAAGTGAGAGTGTCCCCGGTTGTGAGCTGGCCACCGGCCAGGTTCACCGGCAGGATGATCTTGAAAGGGTAGACGGATCCGTAAGTGGAGTTCGAGGGCTGATTGTAAGCCGCATAGAGCGCGATCTGGCCGGGGTCGCCCGATTGCCAGAAGCCGGTAAGCTTGGGCTCGCCGCCATCCTGCAGCGTCTTGAGGAACTTGCGGAGGAAGCTGGCTCCGGTGAGGGTGGGCGGCGTGGTGCCGCTGGCGCCGATGGGCAGCGTGGTGACATCTTCCTTACCCCACTTGGGCTGGGGCGGCTCAATCTCCGTGTTGCCGCCGATCTGCGTGTAGGTGGGCGAGCCGCCCTGCGTTCCGATGGCAATAAGCGAGCCCATGCCTTCCTGAGTCTGGGCGGTGATGGTCATAGGATTTTCCTCCGGAAAATCAGTGGTTAGTGGTTAGCAATTAGTGGACAGTGAAGGCCCACCAGGTTACGCGGGGTAGAAGTGGATCATGTAATCCACGGAGCTGCGGTAGGCGCGGGCGTCCTGCTCGAAACTGTCATGCGAGCCCGCAACAAGGATGGCGGCAACACGGCTGCCGTCTGGAAGCTTGCCGGCGAAGTATGGAGTTGATTTAGACCCGGCGAGCAGAAGCCGGATGGCGAGAGCGATTTGTTTAGCGACTAGAAAGCTGGCGTTGGTTGGACCGCCCGACCAGGCGTCGATCTGGATGCGTTTGACATCAAGCCCCGACGGACCGGAGAGCGTATAACCCGGCGTGTCAGAGATGAGCTGATAGCTGGCGCAGGGCCAGGTTGGATTCTCCGGGAGGACCACCGGATAGAAGCGGGTGCCGATGAGCGCGTTGACGGCCTGCAGCTGCTGCGTCTTGATGGCGGGCAGTCCCTGCGCGTAGCCGCCGATGAGTTGACCGATGCCGACCTCGATCATGGCTAGCTGCTCCCGTCGATTTCAAGGCAGGTGAGTTGAAGGACGCGGTGACGTTCGAGGATGTCATTGACGAGTTGCACATCGAAGGTGTGCGGCGTGCCGGTGGATGGCGCGTAGAAGCAGCGATCGCCCGAGACGATGCCGGCGTGATAGTGAAGCGTAATGCGCCAGATGCCCTGCGCGGTGAAGCTGTCAGACTGATAGAGCTGCTGGCCGCTCAAGTTCTCCATCTTGGCGCGCGTGGTGAGGTAGTTGGACCAGGTGTTGATGGGCTGCCCGCTGCCGTCTTGCGCGACGCTGACATGCGCGAAGCTGACCTGGCGGGTGAGTTCGCCCGCACGGATAGAGGGGTTGAGAACAGATTGCCTCAGCATGGGCGGTAATCCGTCCACTCTATGACTTCAGAGCCGAGCAGCGCCTGCACACCGAAGGGCAGGTCTTTCATTTCGAGGTCCGTGGTGGCCTCAGGGTTGCGGTAGAAGTGAGCAACGAGCATGAGCAAGGCCACCAGGACGTTAGCCGGCGTGTTAGCGACGTAGTAGGTGACAGAGAGCGTTGCGCCGGCCTGTGCGGAGGGAAGCGTGAGAACAGAGGTTGTGCCGACCCCGGGATAGGTGGCAGACCAGCCAGAAACTGGGACCGGCGTGCCCCCGGTGGTAGAGACGGCGATGCCGCCAGTGACGCCGGGCTGCAGAAGGTTGTAGACGTAAGGACCGGGGCTCGATGGCACTGTAAAAGTTTCAGTAACCTTTTGCACGTAGCTGCCGGCCTGCCACTGGATGTTGACGCTGCCAGGCTGATAGACGCCGGTGAAGGGCCACACCTGGCCGCCGCTGGAGATCTGCGCGGGAAAGAGCCGCGGCACGTCGCCGCTGAGATCGGGAGAATAGGACGAAGCCGACAAAGTCTGCGGGTTGCCGTTACCGTCGACGTATCCGATGGAGTTGATTGCCAGCGCGCGGCCCTTAGGCAGGTCGATGGCGAGGCGGTTCCAGAGAGCGCCATAGGTGGGCGCGTTCCACCGATCGGCGGGCGAAGATGTGTAATCAAAGCTGCCGGCGATGGGAAAGTTGTCCAGAGTGCGCTGCCAGGTCTGATTGAAGAAGGCGCGGCGAGTGACCTTTTCCGCTACCTGGCGCGCCGCAGGGCCATAGATGGCGAAGAGTGAGTCATCCCCCGTGAAGCTCGCGTCTACGCGGCACTGCGCATGCATCTGAGCGAGCGTGATGGGCTCGATGAGCGGGCCGGCCAGTTGTTGGACGTTAAGAGCCATTTAGCGAGATTCCTTCGGCTTACGGACTGCAAACTCAGGGGCGCGCTTTGCGGGGATGGCGAGGCCGTCTTTGACGAGCTGCTTGGCGATCGCGGCGGGTGGATAAAGAACCTCGCCGGGGATCGCCGGGCGCAGGCAGCCTGCAGGACGAAAGTTATCAGCGGCGATGACGATAGATGTCTTCATGAGGCACCAGATGGCAGATGGCAAGTTACAGATAACAGTTCGAAAAGAACCGGAGCAGCCCCGGCAACAGGACCGCCCCGGCGGAAGAAAATCTGTGCAGTTTAGGTGAGGGCGACTCCGGCAGGCGTACCCGCCGGCCACCATGCACCGCCCTGAGCGACCAGGTCGATACTGTTGCCGACCGCGGCGGTCCATGTGGCGACGTGCTTGGAGCCAACAATGCCGTTGGCGGGCGTGGTGACGGTGTACGCGTAGGCATCTTCCGCGATGATGGTGAGGTTAACGCCGTCCTGGCCGCCGGCGCTGGGCGCACCGGTTACCGGAGCGGCAAGAGTCATTGCGGCCGCGGAGCCAGCCTTCAGGAAGGCCGTGGCGGTGCCGACAGCCGGAACAGCGATGGCGCCAGCGGCGGTGTACTTGGCTGCGCCGAAGAAGCCCGAGTTGATGGCGATAAGCGCGAGGCAAAGCAACGCAAAATCCGTTGCCCCGCCGCCGTAGTCAGGCGCGCCAGTGGCGGGAACCGCGACGTTGAGGTTGGAGAGCGTGGTGGTGTGCGACATGAGTTCACCTCCAGTGAACGAGTTGTCAGTTGCCAGTTTTCAGAGATCAGTGGTCAGAGAGCAGCCACCAGCCCGGTAGCCAGTGGCTGCGATGACAACTGCTTAGGAGTGCGTCTGCATGCCCACGATGGGATTGGTACCCGGGTTGGTGATGTAGCCGCCAAAACGGGTGTAAGCCAGGAACCCAACCATCAACTGTGTGGCGAAGCGCTCGTCAAGCCGTTGGACAACCAGGTCGCCATCGGTGCGGAGCAGGTAGCCTTCCTCGTGATCGCCGAAGGTAACTGCGTTGGCTCCGGCCGTGGTGGCGATGGGATAGTATGCGGTGAGCTTGATGGGATAGCCCAGGATCTGGTCAAGCATGCCGCTTTGCGGGTTGGGCTGGAAGAGCGGACGGTTCAGGGTATCGAGAAGCCCTGCCACGTAGACGCGGGTGGACTTGTGCATGAACCACGCGGCGTTCGGCTCATAGACCGGATCCAGGAGACCTTCACAGGCATTGAAGTCCGCGTACCCGGGGCCCGCGTTGGTTGCGGTGATGTTGAAGGTGTCCGTACCGAAGGTGGTGCCGGAACTGCCTGCAAATGGCGCACCGGTAACGGAAGTGCTGAGCAACGACTGGACATTTGCGCCGTCACCATTGGCGATGAAGTTCTCAAGGCCACGGGCATAGCGCTTGGTGAGCCGATCGCGGAAGATCGAAACAAGGTTGAAGCCCGAATCCGCAAGCTCTTGCCTGGAAACCTTGATGAGCGTCGCCCCGGTGTCGGTCGACCCAGTGAAACCGCTAAGGGTTGGATCGGTCTCGGTGACATCCGTATCCTCCGTCATGATGACGATGGAATTCGCGGTGTCGTTCTCCAGGCCGATCTTCATGGGCGCGCCATTGCCCGCGGTGACCTTTTTGCGGACGCTGCCAACCAGGTTGCCAACGAACTTTTTACCGGAGATGAGTTCCGGATAGAACTCCTGCGGCACGATATAAGCGCCAGTGCCACCCTCCGTGATGTCGCGACGCTCGCCGCCAATAACGATGTGGCGGACAGGCGCATCGCGGCGGCCACCCTTGAAAGCGGCCCGCTCTTCTTGCGTGCACATCTTTTCCACGCCCTGCTCACCGAAGCGGAGATAGACCTCAACCGCGTTGGTGAGCAGCCTGGAGGCCGCCGCATCGGTGCGCGCCGCAGGCTCTTCAGTGCCCGGGTTGGGGCGGGGCGACGGGTTAATGCGACCATTGCGCTCTTCGAGGGATGCGCTGCGTTCGAGCAGGGTGATCTGCTCGGTGATGGTGTCAGCCTCGTCGAGCATGACAGTGGCTTGCGTGCGAAGCTCCTTCGCTTTTGCGACTTCATCTACGGAGCGGCCCACCTTAGTTGCAAGCTTGGTTGACTCCGCCGCCAGGCGGCTGGCTTCCGTGCCGAGCTGGCCGCGCTTCAGTTTGAGTTCCTGTATAGCCATTGCTTTTCCTCCCGGAAAAACTGGGTTGAAAGTTGCGGTTGACCTGTTGGCGGCGCGGCCGTTGCCAGGAAGACGTACGCATCCGATTGCCCTTGAAGGCAGCGGCGCTGGGCCGCAACGGAAACGAAAAACAGTTGTCAGTGATCAATGGTCAGACGCCCCTTGCGAGCGCTGCATTTTCGCGGACCACCGTCATACTGGAGACATCCTCAACAGTGAAACCTTCAAAAACGACGCCTGTATTGTCTGCCGCGCCGCTTAAGGCGCGAGTTTTTACAATATCGTTTGCGCGAATCACCGCCGCCTCAGCAGCCTGCGGAAAAGAATCAGCTATGACTACGATTTCAAGCGGCAAGAAGCGAGCAGGTTCGCGCGAGATTTTCATGAGTCGGACATCGAAAACACGAATATTTGAATTCATTTTCTCACCTCGAAAGCGGCTCTAAGCGGCGTGAATATGGGCACGAGCGCGAAGCAACAGCGACCGGCAACGCGAACCTTCGCAACGGCAGTTTTCGTCGCTGCAGTCAGGGTTGTCGCAGTCTTCACAGCGGCCGGCGTCGCACGGCTCGCAGTTGCACTCGCAACCTTCATCCCGCTTACTGCGGATCGGCGCGGCGCGGAGCTGCTCAATGTGGCTGCGGCGCTCTGCCGGCACACCATCCGGCCAGGCGCTACGCGCGCCCACGCTGGTTTGCGTGTAGGCCGGAAAGGTGACGGGGCCGACGTCAAACATGTCGATGTCTTCGATTGACCGCGTGCTGGAAACATAACGGCCGTTCTCATCGAACTCGTCAGACCAGGTGTCTTTGCGGACGTTGAAGCTGAAGCTGCAGCCGTCGACGTCGCCGCGCTCGATCATGGAGCGGACGTCGGCACCGATGCTGGTTGCCGGATCCGTGTCGCAATCGAAGCCAAAGCCTTCGGAGGAATCCTGCAGGCGGAGCGTGCCGGATTTAGTGCGGCCCAGGACCTGGTTGACGTCGTGATTGAAGAGACAGCGCACGTCCTGGCTCTCGCTGAGGACGCGGGCGCAAGCGCCGGGCTTGACCACTTCCTTGAACCACCCATTGTCATAGACCTGGTCATAGACAACGCCAATGCCCGCGATGCCGGGCTTGTCGCCCTTGACGGCGCGGATGCTTGCGCCCTTGATGAAGCGGCGTTCAATCGCCATGTTCTTCCTCCTCGGTTTCAGGTTCGATTTGCCGCGAAGCAACGATGGCTGCGCTTTCGCGGGCGGTGCGGATGTGAATGGCGCGGATGACGCGGCGGAACTCCGCGCGGCAGATGTTGACGTCGAAGATCCAGGCGGCTCCGCGTTTCTTCAAGCGGCGTATGACGGCAGCGATAGCTTCGCCGGCGATGCGTTGACCGGCGGAATCATCACGGGGCCCAAAGGGATCGTGATGGATTGCGCCGTCGGCGATGAGAGCGACCACGGGCTGCAACTCGGCCGAGAGCCTTTCAAGATCGGAGCCGGCGGCCTGGAACGCTTGCACAAAGGCCTTGCCATAGCGAACGACATAGCGGGCGAGAACTGTGCGCTGGCTTTCATCGAGCGCCGCGCCGGCTTCGTCGTTATCGTCGCTGGGTGGCGGCATGAGCAGGACCTGCTTGGCGTCAAGCATGTTGAGCGGCGACAGATAGATGTCGAGCTCCGCACCGCCAGGGTTGAGGCCCAGGGCGCGGCGGACGTCGTTTGCGGAGAGCCAGCCCCACTGGCGGCCCAGAGCAAAGCCCTGCTGCGTGGTGACAAAATCGCCGCGCTGGCGCTCGGTGAAATCGAACTCGATAACGTACTTGAAGGCCTTGGGGCCGCTGCGCGGCATGAGCTTGCGGAGCAGCTCTTTCTCAATGCGGTTGCAGTAGGGCCGCAGCGTGTCAGTAACAAGCTGCAGAGTCTGATTTTCGTGGTTGTTGTTGCTGAGCCTGGTTGTGTCTCCGATAACGTGAGGCGGAAGACCGAGCAAGGCGGCGATGCGGGAACGAGTAAAACCCTGGGTGAGGATGAACTGGCAATCCTCGGGAGAGAAGCCGAGCGATTGAAGCTTGAACGCGCCAGTGAGCACGGCGGTGCGCAGCGAATTTTCTCCGCCATAGTTGCGCTCGAAAGACTCTTTGAGCGCGGCGGCTTGATCGGGCGTAACCTTGTTGCCCACCTCCGGGGTAAAGATGGAAAGCGGCATGGCGCCATTGCCAAAGAACTTTGCACCGAATTTCTCAGTAGCCCGCGCCAGGCCGAGCGTTTGCCGCGCGCAGGTGACTGGCGAGAAACCTTTCAACCCGTCGAAAGAGAACAGGGGGCAGTGGACCATGTCTTCTTTGGCGATGACGCGCTCGATGCCGGTTTGCATTCCGGAGCGGGTTACATACTCAAGAACGCCATTCTTGTTGCGCCGCGGCTCGGTGACGCCAGGCGAGAGCGGATAGAGGCCGCGCGGGCGAGCTGCGCCGTCGCGGATGATCTCCGCATAGCTGTTGCCGGCGGAAGCCATGGCGCCGACTTGCGACTCCCAGAAAGGCACCGCGGACATCTCGTCATTGGGCTCGTTGGCGAGGATCCACGTCAGATCGTGATCGATGCGCTCTTTTGTGCCGTTTCCCTGCAGCTCATAGATGACGAGAGGCGACGAAGCGACGGCCTGGGCAAGCCAGCGCAGGCCGATATAGAAATCGGTGACCTGCATGGCGGTCTGGACGTTGATGACTTCACCCGAAGCCGTGGGTTCACCGGCCCCAAGCCAGCCTAGAAACGAGGCGAGTGAGAGCGGGACCGACGGGTTTTCGAGGTTCGATCGGCGCTCAACTGCCAGTGATTGGCGCTGATCTTCGAGTAGTCCGGCGAAAATTCCCATGCGGCTCCCTAGAACACGATGAGTTCGTTTGAGGATGGCGCCGTTGCGGCCATCACGCCGGTGACGGCCATGATGAGGGCGACAATTCCATCGATCTTTTCGCGGCTCTTGCTTTTGTCCGGCTTGATGTTGCCGGCCGGATCCGTTTCAACAATAACGTTGGAGGCCATCCAACGCAGGACCGGGTTGCCGCCGTGAGCGATTTCACCGCCGAGCACAAGCTCCAACAGGCGCTTGGTGGGGGCGGCCATGCTGGCAAAGCCCTGGCCGACCTTGACCATCTCAAAGCCGTCTTCAGTGAGGTTGGTGACGATGTCGGTTGAGTTCCAGCGATCGTAGGCGATCTGCTCGATTTGAAACTCCGCAGCGAGCTTATTGATACGGGCGCGGATGAAGCGATAGTCGATGATGTTGCCTTCAGTCAGCTCAAAGAGGCCTGCGCGCTGCCACACGTCATAGGGAACGCGATCGCGCTTGCAGCGGAAGGCGATGTTGTCTTTGGGCAGAAAGAAGAACGGCAGAACATGCCAGAGCGGATCCTCCGGAGTTGGTTCGAACAGAAGAACGAAGGCCGAAATATCGGTAGTGGTGGACAGATCGAGGCCGCCGAAACAGCGCCGGCCCTTGAGCTGCTCGCGGGGGATAGCAGTTTTGCAAAGCTCCCACTTATCCATGGGCATCCACATGGAGTAATTCGTGGTCCAGATGCAGAGACGGAAGCGAAGAAACGTGTTGAGCGAGCTGGGATCGCCCTGGGCTTTGACGGCCTGCTCTCGCATTTCAGCGAGCTTGATGGCCGTGCCCCAGCAAGGGTTCGCCTTGGGCCACTTGGTTTCGTCCTGCCAGCCGTCGGGATCTTCGATGTCCTCCGGATCGAGACCGCAGATCCAGGCAAACCATGTGTCGTCCGGGATGATGCCGCTGAGAACTTTCTCGGAATACTCACGCTGGTTGTAGCAAACAGAGTTGCGGTTGTAGCCGCTGTTGGTAATTGCGAACATGAGCGGCTGGGTAGTTTTACCCAGGCGGCTGTAGAAGGCGTTCCACACGCCGTCATTGGCGTGCGCGTGCAGCTCGTCAATGCAGACAAAGGAAGGCCGTAGCCCCTGCAGGTTCTGATCCTCAGAAGCGCAGGGTTCGAACTTGCTGTTCGTGCCGACGTCGGCGATGTTCTCCTTGCCGATGAGGAGTTGGCTGCGAAGGTATTCCGACTCCTTAGCCATCGTGGAGGCGGTATCGAAGACGCGGCGTGCGGTTTTGCGATCGGTGGCCGCGGCGTAGACCTGGGCGCCGCGCTCACCGAAGGCGTGGAGCTCATAGAGACAGAGGCCGGAGAGGATGAGGGACTTAAGATTACCCGCCCCCATCTCACTGTAGGCAATTTTGAAGCGGCGACGCTTGCGCCCTTTCTCATCCTTACGTTTCCAGCCATATAGGATCCAGAGCAGCGCCTGCCATGCCGGGTCGAGAACGATGGGAACGCCGTAGTAGTCGCCGTCGACGCCACAGCAGAAGAGCGGAAAGTAGTCAATGACGCGCTGCGCCGACTTGCGGCTGAAGACCAGGCCGCGCTTTGAGCCTTCCTTCAGATCGCGGACGTGGCGCTCGATCTGAAGGCGAACCAACTTCGATGTGAGCACACGGCCGGCGAGCACGTCGGCGATGTACTTCTGGGCAACGGACCGGGGGCGGCTGGACATCGATGCGCATTACCCGTATTTCTGCGCCAGGAACGCGGCGCGCGGATCCGCGATCTTCGCCAGCTTTGCCGGAACGCCTGGACGCGAAGAACGGACGCCGAGGCGCGCGCGGCCACTGCCGGTTCCGCCGAGTTCAGAACGGATGCTCTTCATCGCGGAGATCTCAGCGCCGGAAAGCTTTCGGCCTTCGTCGACTTCCAGCTTCCAGCGGCAGTAGTCCTCCAGCGCATCGCGATCGGCGTATTCCATCCAGGGCCACATGGAGCAGCAGTTATCCCAGATTGCGCGGAGCTTCTCGGCTTTGCCGAATCCCGTGTCTGGATGGAAGATCATCCACTTCGCCGGAGGGCCGCCGATGGGGGCGGATTCCGGCTCGCCGTTCCTTGCGCGCTTGCGAGCAGGATTCTTGCGGAATGCGCCTGTCAGCTCCAGGAGCTTTGTCGGCTTGGGAGGTCTTCCAGGCATTTGAGGTATCTCCGCGAATGTTGGCGGGGCTTCTGAGAGCTTGTGGGGGATACTCCGGCCATTTCAACGGCATCATAGGGCATAAAAGCAATGTGTCCTACCTTGCCGCGCGATTGGCTGAAAACTTTCATTTTGTGGACGTGTGAGTGTTTCTGGGGCACGGTCTACGGGCCATGGTCGGAAGAGATTTACACCCCCCTACCCCCTCCAACACGGTTACCGAACCCGCCATCTTCCTTCGCAGTCTTAAAGCCGTGACACTCGTGACATAATCCTTGATGGTTATCTTCATCCCAGAACAGCGGATCGCTAGGACCATCCACTGGAATGATGTGATCCACATCAGTTGCAGTCACGAACACGCCAACGTGACGCTTGTCAGGGTCAACACAGAGACGGTGAGCTTCAAGATAGTTGCATCTGTAGGCTCTCCAGTGCCGATCATAGCCACGCCTTGCTGCATTCTCTCGCTTCGGAGCGGCGGCCGCCGGCGCGCAGTTGACGCACCATGCACCAGCGGTAGATCTGCCGCATCCGCGACATGCCGACTTGGAAGCGAACGGGATAACTCAATGCCTCGGGAAAGCCCAGCCAACTATGGCGGCGACCACGCCTACCGTTGCAGCCACACCCAGCAGCCAGAACCTGTAGTTCAACAGCGCAGCCACAGCATCCTCAACGATCTTCAATCTGCCAGGCTGTCCATTGCCAAGCACATCCTCAATCTGGCTCTCCGCAACAGCAAGCCGCTCACCGAGATCGGTTCTCAGGCCAGCAGTCTCCGACCGCAAAGCACTGATCTCCGCGCGTATTTCGCCAAGCATTGATACAACGAGCTGCCCAGTCGATCCTTCCATGCGCTCCCTCACCTACCCAGGTTGTAGTTAAGCCCGAGCAGCTGAACAATTCAGCGGCCACGCCCGCAGAATGTCGCCTTTCGCCGCGCCCACAAGCCGATACACACGAACCTTCGCCTGCGTACGCTCCACCACATCTTCCGGCAGATCGCCGTTCTTGATCAGCGCCAGCCTGTCGACTTCACGCATTCCGTATGTCCGCGAGTGGCACACGTTCAACTGCATTTCACTTGGAGAAATACCCGCAGTCGTATGCGTCGATTGCAGATCGCTGTCCACCTTGTTCACCTCGGCGCCGACCAGGCGAAAGCCGATCAGTTCGCCGCTTTGCGTGTCATACTCACGGCACCACAAGCCCTGCGCTTCATACTTCTCCGCATCCAGACGCGTGGTGCGACGAATCACTTTCCGGCCCTCACTTGGAAAGACCGGAAGGAAGCTGCGATCCCCTTTGCGCACTGTCGCCATATGCCTCCAAACAAGAAACGCCAACTAGACGCAAGCCAGCATCTCTTTGGCGCTCCTACGATAATCGGTACGCACACCGCCCGGCACAACACACCAACCGGGAAATTGAGGGTTAAGTTACTTGGGCAATCTTAGGTGTTTTTCATGGTTTTGCAAGGGTTCTTCACACAAGTTTTCTCGGCGGGAACAACTCAGCGACCGTAACTCTAAGACGCGACGCGAATAAGACCAATCTGAACGGCGAACAGCGAACGCGGCCTTGTTCGTACGCGTGGAGCTGCGGCGGGGTGATCCCCACCGACCGCGCCAGCTCTGCTTGACCCACGCGCCTGCGGGTGCGGAGCTCCTTAAGTCTAGCTCCAAGCGCCAAGTCAAACTGTCTCTCAACCTCGCTTTTTCCCCCCGCTCGTCCCATCAGCGCGCCAGCCAATACAGCACTTCGTTGATTGCATCCGTCTTCGCCGGCGGCTTTTTCCCTCTCACAAAGCCCGCAGGCCGCGCCAGGTGCGCATACATCACGCGTTCTCTCCGGCCGCTCGCCTTATCCTCGGCCGAGATACGCTCTCTCGCGATCTTCATTTGCGCAGGGGTGAGCCCACGCCTGGTCTTGGTCCACACAAGCCGCGCATCCTCCGTGGCCGCCGCAAACCGCTCCACGCCGATCCGCGCAATCGCCCTCTGGCTCACCCCGTACCGCTTCGCCCAATCTGTCGCTGTCATCGCTCACTCCCCACGCCCGCGCCAATCTCCCGCTTCAAAACTTCCGCGTCCCAATGCCATCGGCCCTGGTCAATCCAGTAGCCATCGCGGTAAAACTCCATCGGCCCGCACCGCCGCCACAGCCGCCCCACCGCCGCTTGCTTGATGTGCAGGTGCCACATTGCTTCCATCTGCGCAATCACCCGCCAGATCGGCTTACCCAGCTCTAGCTGGTCCGCACACACCTGCTCCAACACGGGGCCCAGCTTGTCACCCTGAGCCCAGCTGAACCCGCACCGCGTGCGCATCTTTTTCAGCCCGGTTTTCAAGTCGGGATACTCAGCCTGCAGTTCCCGATCCTTCGCCGCCTCCGCATCCCGCGCCGCCGCCAGTTCCAGAGCCTTGCGGTTCTCGTCCACGTAGTGCAGCCGCCAGCTCTCCAGCGTCACACTCCCAGGCTTGCCAGCGGCTATCCGGTCAAGGTGCTCTTGCTGCTCAATCGTCAAACCAATCCCGTTTTCCTCGGTCGGCGCAAGCTGCGCTTTGTTCAATGACAGTTCAATGACAGTTCCTCCTATAAGGGGGTGTGGGGGAACCGTCTGTGAGACACCCTTTTCCGTCTGTGAGACACCTTTCACCGTCTCTGAGACACCCTCGCCGCCCGTCTCACAGACACCCTCACCCGTCTCTGAGACACCCTCGCCAAACAGCGTGTCGTCTTCGTCCACCGCCTGAGCCCCGGTGCCTTTCTTCTTCCCCTGCGCAGCTGCAAAGGCCTCGGCAAACTCCACCGTCAGGTCAGTCCCCAGCTTGGCCAGGTTGATGTAGATGAACCGCTTCTTCCGCGTACCGTAGCGGTCCGTGTGCAGCATCCACTTGCGTTCAATCAGGCCCATCGCTTCAAAGATCTCGATGGTGCGCTCCAGCGTGCGCGTGCTGATCTCCGTGTCCTGCGCAATCCTGCCATTCCCCACCCAGGTCTCACCGTTGTCGTCCGCATTGCTGCACAGCCGCACCAACACACTTTTGGCCGTAAGGTTCCCGAGCCGTGTCCCATAGGCCGGCGTGTATAAGTGCTCGCTCACAGTGCTCTCCCGTGCGCGGCTGCAACATCGTTGCCGCGTCTTAAAAACAGTTGTCAGTTCTTAGTTGTCAGTGGTCAGCGCCTGATCGCTGCGCAGCAACCCCACTAGCTGTTCGGCGCAAAGGTATCTTCCCTTCACGGTTCGCAACACGAGGCCGTGACGTAGTAGGGTGAGCAAGTAGCGATGCGTCGAAGAATGCTTAAATCCCGCAGTTACAGCTATGTCACCGAGAGTCAGTGGCGCACCCGCATTCGCAAGCAACTTAACAATCGCCATCGCTCGATCGAACGATTGAAATCTATAAGCGCTAAATGCAAGGTCGCGTACGCGCTTCGTTGATCCCATATTCTTCATACTCAACCCCTCACCCCGCGCCCAGCGCGGCATCCATGCGTTCCTGCAGCACGGCCTGGATAGCCGTAGCCTTCTCGCAATCCGTGAACTCCGCGAAGATGTCCGCAGCTCGCCCGATCGGGATCACGATGGCGCACTCCAGTGTCTCCACCAAATCTTCGTCGGCTATCCCCTCTTCCACTAGCTTCAGAGCTGCTACACCCTTCGCCTTCTCCTTTGCCGCCTTCTTTTTCGTCGGCGTCTTTGTTGGCGCCGGCGTCTCTCCGCGCGAGATCAACCACGCATCCTTCGCCTTCTTCGCGGCGACCCAATAGTTTTTGTAGACAACCCTGCCCACCTCGTTCACGCTCTTGCCTTCGTCGTACATGGCGAAGGCCTTCTGCAGCCGCTCTTCCCTTACCGCTGCCCCCCCCCCTGAATCTCTTCCGTCATCGCTCCATCCTCTCGGTTGCTATTGCGTTTAATCGTCCAGGAGACAAAGCTCCAGGCTACCCGCCACGAACTATGAACTGCGAACTATGAACTGGCGCCCGCTCCCTGGTAAGAGCGGCATATGTACGCACCTCCCCGCCGCGCACATCCCCAGCCTCCGCCATCAGCTCCGCCAGCGCCTGCACGCGCCCCAACCCGCGCTCCACGTCCGCATAGCCAGGCCGCCTTGTCACCGGCGACAGCGGTTTCCATCCATACAGCAAAACCTTGTTCGCTTCAGCCGCTAACTTACCCGCATACATCGCCAGCAGCGCCAGCCGCTCTACTTCCGCCGGGGACAAGCCAGAGGCAGTCTCGCCCTTCATCAGCGCATCGCACTTGACCTCCGTCGCGTGACACTCTGCCCAGGCCGAGCGCAGCTCTTTGCCTTGATGCTCAATCGTCTCCGTCCTCTTTGCCGCGTGAGCCTTCACTTGAGCCAGGTGCTTTTCCTGCTGCTGATAAGCCTTCGTCAGAAGCTTGAATCGCAGCGGCAACGTAAGATGCCATTGCACCCGCTCCCACCGCGCCAGAGCCCATGCTGCGAACTGCCTCATCGCCCCCTCCTCAAATACCCACTGCAATCCAGCACGGCTCCAACTCGCGACTTCAGCAGTTCCCGCTGCTTCTTCTTGCTGCGGTACTTCCGCGCATCCAGCGCCATCTTCGGATCGTCGAACTCCCAACACTCGGTGTGATCCAGAATCAGCAGCTCTTTCGTCTCCAGTAACTTCGCCGGGGTGCGTCCGTCGCGCTTGCGGATCTCCTCGAACTCGCCGCAGCCCAGGCACTCAAACGCGTTGTAGCGGTCGTGCCATAGGACGCCCCCCCCTTCAGGCCGCTCGCGTTTCGCCCTAGGCGGCTGTTTGCTCATACGCTCTCCGGCAGCGGGTACGCGTCAGGCATCGCCAACTGCAAGCCAATCGGCATCAAGGGCCCATGATGCGGCTGAGACAGCAGCAGATCCGCTCCACGCCCAATCGCCTCGCGTTCCGCATCTGTGAACCGGTACCGCGTGAGCGAAGCAACACCGGTAGGCTCTCCGTCTTTATCCTGGAAGCCGATCCGCACAACGATGATCGGGAAATACTCCCGCTGATCGAGCGCGATCACCTGTTCGGCACCAACTTCAAATTCAGTGAGCACTGGCGAAACTGAGGTCATCGCATCACCATCGGAAAGCCCTTGTGCGCCTCGCCTTCGAGCAACGCGCCCGCAGCGTGCTTGCCCACGCAATATGCGGATATTGGAAGCTCGCTATCGTTCTTCTCGCCGGCTTTCCAGAGGAACTGATGCGTGTACCTCTTCGTGTCCTTTCCGTGCACAAACGGTTCATAGTCAGAGAGCGGCAACCACTCGCCCCATTGTTTGAAGAAGAACGCCGCCCCCGCAGCTTTACATTGATCCCGCAACCCGCGCGCCCAGTCCGGATGCATCGGCCGCGCACCTGGTCCGCTCTCGCCGCCGCAGATAACCCAATTGAGCCCGTGCCGACCGCCAAGACATTCATCTATCGGGGTGTGTGAGCATTCCGCGTAACAGATCGGGCAATTGAAATGTGAATCGTCTTCAGAACCAGCCTCTGTAGCTTCCGTCTCGATGCCGCGCCATCCGCATTCGCATTCCAGACCGACATCGGTCCACCTGGCCAGCGAGACCGGCCCCAGCAACGGCTCAGCCGAGATAAACCGCACCGCCGCCGGCGTCTTCAGCAGCAGCGGGATCCGCTCATCCGCCGCAGCCTGGTTCTCCACGCTCACACCAAGCCAGACATTTTCGAGCGCAGCCGCGTCAATAACGCGCTCGAAAGTATCGACAGTTGCAAGTGTGCGTTCCGGATCCATTGCAACTATTGCATCCGCCACATGCCATCGCCAGCAATACCCCTGCCGGCGCTCCGGAAACTCGGTGAAGTACGCCAGCATCCGCTTCGGCCGCTTCGTCAACACCTGGAACTGATGCTGAGGGCACAGCGCCATCACGGCGAAAATCTTGTCGATCCACTCATCCGGCACAGCCTCATGAAAGAGGTCGCTCATCGAGTTCACGAAGATCCGCCGCGGCCTCCATACACCGGGCTGCTCTTTGCTTCTGGATGGCCACGTCGATCCGATCGGCACCGGACCCCACTTCAGCGGATCCAGCAAATGCTTCTCGACCAGGTCAACCTTCCCTGTCCAGCTCGCGTGCCCGTTCTTCAGCACAGCCAGCCCTTCATACGGCAGCCCCGCGCCGCTGAAGCGATAGGCAACACTCTCCGCATAACAATGCCGGCATCCCTCGCTCACCCGGCTGCAGCCGCGCAGCGGGTTCCACGTCGCATCCGTCCACTCAATCCCCGTCTTCGCGCCCACGTCGATCCGCCTTTCACTGACCACCGACAACTAACCACTGATCACTGCTTTTCAAACTCCATCCGTTGCTCAACCGCATCCCCGCCAACGCCGCCGCCGCTCAGCCTGGCTGCCTGCTTCTTCTCCCGCCGCGCCTGCTCCGCCTGTTGCGCCAGGCGCGGCGCGTATGCTATCACGCGCTCCGCAGCATCTTCCGGCTTGCACTGCGGATCCACCGCCATCACCGAGTCATGCGGTCGAATCACCAACACGCAAATCGCGTCGCTGTTCTTACGCAGGCTCTCCGCAAACCCAGCTATCGTGCCCGTGCGCGACCAATCCGGCGGAGTGCGTCTCTTCGCTTCAGTCATGGCGGTTCACCGTTCATAGTTCGTAGTTCACGGCTAGCGATGTTCGCGTCAAATGCGCTCAGGGAAGCCGTACTCTTCAGATTTCACGTTGAAGACTTTAGCCAGGATCTCTTCCGGGTTGGAAATTCCGACACGCGCCATGAGCAGCAGCCCGTAGAGGATTGTGTCGGCAACCTCTTCAGCGACCTTCACCCGCGCGGTATCAACGTCGATCAAAGAGCGGCCCGGTGCGTTGATGTTTTGAAGACGCGATTCCACCCTCTTCAGCTTTTTAGCGGCATTTGCAGCCTCCCCAGCTTCGCCGCACATCGCCCCGGCCCACTCAAGCGGTGACCACTCATCGATCCCACCCGGATGCCATCTGTTACACCGTTCAACATTCTTTGCGAATAACTCATTGATTTCCATAACTCGCTCCTAACTTCGACTTACATCCACTTAGTAAATGCGGCGGTCAACCCTTCCGGGACCAGGCTCTGGACTCATGCTCCGTCACAGCCCGGCGGCCTCTTTTCAGGGAGTCGCCTCCCGCCGCACATCCGCACCGTAGCTCGCACTGCCGGCGCGGAACTCAATCATTTATCCGGGATCCTTTGCGCGCGGTTTCTTCTTACCGCCATTGATCACCACGGGCTGCATGCCTGGGGTTGAAATAGTCATCGTCACTCCATCGCGCTCGCCGGTTTCCTGTAACTTTCGTGCGGCCAGAAAGGCCGGCATCTCATCGGCCAGTGTCTTAGGAGCCGGGTGCTGATCGGCCAACAGCGGCGTCTTCTTCTTCGCCAGGATGGCTTCGCCGAACTTCTCGAGGTCCCGCTTCCAGCAACCGCGCCGGCTTACGATCTCGACAAACTCCTCAATGTCATGTCCGCGCGTGCGCCATACCGGCCGACCTTTCGAATCGATCTTCTTTTCGCCGTCATCGTCGATAACCCGCGCTGCGTGACACAGCTCGTGATCCAGCAGCGCCAGCTTCTTCTCACGGTCAAACTCCGGGTCTTCCCAGACCTCTCGGTTCAACACGATCACAAAGTCATAGGCGACCAGCTCACGCTGCAGGTCCGTAGCCTTCACGCAGCGGCCCAGCACAAGCCGCCCGTCGACGTCAGGCTTCGTGCCCTTCTTCCAGGCCAGGGCGATATTCGCCTCCGCTATGTCGAAGTGATGCTCCGCGCGAATCTCGAACATGAGCTCGTACGGCTGCCCGCTCAGAATCACTTCATCGGGCTTGATCAACTCAAATAGAACCTTCTTAGGCTTTCCCATCCGAAGCTCCTCACCGACAACTACGAACTAAGAACTACGAACTAAGAACTGCTCTTCACTGTCCCCACGGCCCCCACGCCGCGCCCGGGTCGAACGCAGCCATCACCCACAAGCCGACCCGCATGCCAACTTCAAACCCCACCCCCGCAAGCACGGCAATCGTCGTGTAGTTGAGCCACCGCCCCAGCTTCAGCCGCTCCACAAACAACGCGGGCGCGCTGGCTTGCTCACCGCCGCGCCCCTCATGCAGCCTGTCCAGCGACTCCACGTCCGCGTAGCACTTCAGGCAATAGCCGCGCCCGCCGTAGATCACCGTCACAGCCTCATTGCATTCCGGGGTACAGCAGGGTGCCTCCACGATATGCAGCCGCTTCCCGCTCTCCAGCCACTGCCGCGCCAGGCGCGGACCGCTGATCCCTGTTCCCTGTTTCCTGTTCCCTGCCTTCTTCATGCCCATCCCCTCACCGCGCCAGCCAGCGGTTCAATAGCCGCCGGCTGCGCCTCTCCTTGATAAGTTTCTGCACCCGCTTAGCCTGCTCCCATCGCCGCAAGCAGGGCGGCGCCGTGCACACCGTGCGGTCGGTCCCATGAAGCCAGCCGCAGGTATCGTCCTCGCCATAGGGAGGAATGCGGCAAGCCCGATCCTCCGTACACGTGCAGTAACGGCAACACCCTGGCACAGGCGCAGTCATGGCGCGGCGACCTCCGCGAACGCGAACATGTGGTGCTGCTTTCCGTCCGGCGCCGTCACGGTGACCGGATTGAGCCCGAATAGGCCGCCGCCCGCATAATTGCAAGGCCCCGGCCCTTTGCCGCCGAAGGCTTTGCGCGGATCGGGCATCAGCCGCCCGATGCAGGAAAACGCAATCAGCCCCTCAGCATGCTCGCCGCCGGCCTTACGGTAGTCCGCGGGCGTCTGCACAAAGCCACACACCGGGCACACGAAGCGCCAAGCCTCACGATCGGCCCCAAAGCGCCGTTCGCCCTCGGCAACCCAGTCAGCCAATGACATCACCACGATTTGCGTTGTCATTTGCGGCCCGCTTTCTTCGCTGCCTTCTTGGCAGCCTGTTTCTTCGTCGGCGTTTTCGTAGCCTTCTTTGCGAGTGCTTTCTTCGGCGCAGCCTTACCGCCGCCAGCTTCCTTCCGCAGTTGCTCGAAGAACTTGTTTAGCTTCGGCGTCTTCTTCGGATACAGCGGGTCGGCGGCAGGCGCGATGCCGCTCTCAAAGAAATGCCGCACCGCGATCTCATCCGCATCGAGGCCCACGCGCTTAGCCAGGTCCCACAGCTCCTTGCGGTCCTTCGCCACGCCGTCGGTCTGATGCGTCATGTAATAGCCGTTCGCGGTCACATGGTTTTCGAAGTTATCCACGAACACCACGAGCGCTTCGAGCAGCGCCCCCGAGATACCCGGGAAGTGAGCCAGAATGTCCTTGCGGCAAGCCGCTGCCCCTCGCACATCGTCGGCGACCATGTGGATCGCGAGCTCCGGCGTAAGCTTTCCCAGAACCGCATTCCACACCTTGGCACGGACGACGTTCTCCGTCTTCTCAAGGAAGGCCTGGGTCTCTTTGCGCTTCTCCGCTTCAGCCGGATCCTCACGTTTTTGCTGGCCGCTCTCCGTCCTCACCGCCTCGTACGCCTTCGGGTGCGCTTTGCATTTCGGCTCGATGCAGGCGATGACAACTTCGCCCGGCTTGCGCAGCTTCTCACCGCGGCCCATATGGCCGCGGTCATTGGCGTCGCTCCAGTCCACGGTGACCGCGACGCGCATCTGTTCGCAGGCCTTCGTTGCTTCCACCCATTGGCCGTGCTTGAACGTTTGTTCGGGGTTGACGGGGCCGTCCTTCAGTTGACGTGGCACCACGCTGGTCGCCTTCCAGCTCACGCGTGGAATCAGGTAATCGCTGGGAGTCTTACCGGGAATCTTCTCCCTAAGACATTTAGCCTTCGCCGCGTCCTGGATCTGCACCAACACAAACGCCGCCCGCTTGCGCTCAAAGCAACTACCATCGGCGCAAGTGGCCTCCTCCATATCCAGGTCGCCGAACAGCGATGTGTTCGCCTGGGTATTCAGCGGGCACGTCGTGCACGCGCCCACGTCGTCGAGCAGGGCGGCATCATCCAGCCGCCAGGGCGCGCGGCTCAGCTTGCGCCCGGAGCACTGCTCGATGTGTTCCTTCAACCGTTGAGGGCTTGGCGGCTCCCACGCGTAATGCGTGTCGCGCTTCTTCCACTCTTCAATGCTCGCCACGCGCTCTAGCAGAACCTTGTCGCAGGTCTTCTTCACGCCCGCCTGCGAATCCAGCAGCCACTTCAACTGCTCATCCTGCTGATCCGCTCCCAGCCGCGCAAGATACAGCGCGTGATCCACGGTGATCAGCCGCTCCCGCAGCGCGTCACGCTGATTCAGGCCCAGCTCCATCAGCCGCAACCGCTTGGTGATGTGGCTTACTTCCTTGCCCACCGCCGCCGCCAGGGCAGCCTCCGAGCCGTAGCGGACCAGTAGCTCGGCAAACGCAGCCGCCTCTTCCAGCGCCTCCACGTCAGCCCGCTGCAGGTTATCGATCAGCGCCACGTCGGCGGCCTGCGCATCCGTAAGTTCCCGCACAATGCAAGGCACTTCCTTCAGCCCCGCAAGCTCAGCCGCAACAGCGCGCCGGTGCCCGCAGACGATTTCATAGAACGGCCCGGGGCCATCACTGGCAAACACGCGCACAGTCAAAGGGATCATGATGCCGCTGGTCCGGATCGTCTGCGCCAGCTCAACGACCTTCGCCTGGTCCATCGTCTTGCGCGGGTTCGCCGGATTCGGCACGAGCTTCGAAAGCGGGATCGATTCAACTACGGTCACTTGCGACGGCGCCGGGGCCACAAGCGCGGGCTTTGGCTGATCACCGACCACTGACAACTGAGAACTGGGTTTACTCATTGCACACCGCCCAGTCCATACACGGTGATATCGCGTGTCCCGGCCGCCATGTTCACGGAGCCGATAATGCGCCGCGCCAGCTTCACGTTCGATTCGGTGAGCTTCATCGGCGGCAGCAACGCCACCCCGTTCGCGTCATAGAAGAAGATGAGGTCGAGGTCAGAATCGAACCTGCACTCCCACGGCTCGCCATACTCATCGGCGGCATGCCCATCCGGTTGCGACATCGCGCCGCGGTTCGCGGGCGCGGACTGCGAACTGTGAACCGTGAACCGCGAACTGCTCTTCAACGCTTCCGCCAGGCCGATCACCCTGCCGGTAACGCAGCTCAAAGCATGACGCAGCGGCGCATTTGCGACTCGGGACATCAAGCATTCGCGGCAAGTGTTGCTCGTGAACAGCGGACCCTTGACTGTCTCAATCTCCCGCTCCGCCAGTTGCAGCGCCAGCGGGATCAGCTCCGCAACAGCTTCGTCGCGCAGCAGCCGCTCCAGCGACGGCGGCACTTCACCGGGCACGCTAGGCCGCGCGGCAGGGATGGTGGCGGGGATGCGCGGATCGACCTGATTAGGGCAGTTGGCACAGCTGGCCGAGTGCACAAAACCGACACCGGGCCTATCTTCACCTACGCAGCAGACCCGGGCCGAGCCATCCGGCCGTTGGCCGTACACTCCAGCTTCGGAGTAAACAAAGGTTTTAATTTCCGGGGGTCCGCCCGGGTCGGTGATGTAGCCTTCGCGTGGATCGTACGTGCCGGCGGCAGCGCGCTTCAGAATCTCTTCAGAGCTGAGCGCAGCAGGGACGGTGCGAGTCGTCTCCATGGTGTCTCTCCTTCGTCAAGCACCGAAGAAGAGATCGCCCGCCGCGCTGGGGGCCCAACCCGAGCGCAAAAACACAAAGAGCGCAGGTCGCCTGACCTTCGCTCCAATGTTTCCGTACGCTAGATGTGGTATGCATCGCGGCAAACCTCTCAAGAGGTTGTGCGATT